ACTTCTGGTAATTTGTCGGCGTTGGTAAATCTTTTTAATCAAGACAGCCGGTTTACAGAGGTAAGTTCTCCCAGCTTGCGGGTTATCTCTGGTGACTCAGCATCTTTCTCAGTTGGTGAAGATGTTCCTGTTATTGGCAATGTTACCTACTCTGGTGATCGTCCGGTTCAGTCGGTTACCTATCGTAGTTCGGGTGTGATCTTCAACGTTCTGCCGGTTGTTCACCAGGACAACATTGATTTGTCTATGTCTCAGGAGCTTTCAAATTTCGCCAGGACTGATACCGGAGTTGATAACTCTCCGACTTTGACTAAGAGGAGTATCACAACTTCTGTAAGCATGCAGGATGGTGACGTTATTATGATTGGTGGTTTAGCTGACAATAAGCAGGAGGGGGCTGATACTGGCCTTACCTTCATGCCTCACTGGTTTCATACATCCAGCAAAGACAATACAAAAACAGATATTGTTATCATCTTGCAGGCGAAAAAGGTTTCTCGATAAGACGCACCCGCAGCTTGCGAGGATGCGGGCTTATCGAGATGCCTCGCCTGCTGATCCTCGCTCTGTTGGTTAGTTTCTTTGTTTCTTTGTTTGTTTCTTTCTTTCTTATGCCCTTTAGGGCATGGGAGAAGGCTCACCAGTCTTACATTTTTCTTCAATGTAAAACCTTCGATAAAAGGGGCGGACTTGTATTTACTACAGTTCCCGCCCCTTCCCTGCTAAGCCGGTTTTTAACTTCTCTGGCACGTTCTTGAAGCGGTTTTTAAGTCTGTTGGCGTAGCCGCGATGTTACCGCGACTCGCTGTGTACGTTTGTCTCATTTCCGAGATTTTAGGTAGTCGGGTTTTCTCGGTTTTTCAGGCGGGGCGGGGGGACGTGCAGTGTATGTAATACTGCACGTTTGTCTCATTCTGATACTCAGCTATCACACGTCTCCTTTCTTCATTATTTCTTTTTTTAATTTTTTTTCTGCTAATTCTGTATAGTTATCAATGACATAGTTTAACAAGTCAGTCCATGTTACTTGTCTTCCGGTGGCTGCACTGACTCTGATCGCAGTCTCACTGAGAAGGTTTTTCTTCTCTGTTGTAATACTGGCTGTTGTCCTGTTTGTGATTTTCATCTTATGCCTTTGATATATAAGTAGTTTTAGCTAAATGTTTTTTTTAATCTTAGTCTTATTGTCAAGTCTTGTAAAAATTAATCTTGATTACTCATTTTTTAACGTTATCATTCCTCAATCGAAAAACACTTGTATGCAGTCATTCATGTATACACTAACAGGATTAGGGCTTTATGATTGACTGGATTACTGCTGTACTGCCTTGTGTTCATAGTCCTGTTGATGCTGGTCGTGTTCTTTCTGTTGCTCCTGATGGTTCTATTGAGTGGGAGTCTGTCAAGTTCTCCCGTGTTAGTGGTTCCTTTGAGAGTTCGATTAGTGTCAGGTCTCAAGGTTCAGATGGTAATGGCAAGGCTACTCATCTTTATGTTGATGGTAACCCTTCAAAGTGGCTTCAGGGCCATAATATCGTTGGCAGTGATGATCTCCGTGGTCTGGTTCTGGCGTTCTATGCAAGGATGTTATCTTTACTTTCGATTCCTCACCACATGGAATCTTATAAACAGGTTCTTTCTGGTGATTATGAGCTGAAGCGCGTTGATGTTAACTATATGTTTGAGCTTCCTACTTTAATTGATGTCCGTTCATGGCTTCACGCTGCTGAATTTAAGGCTAAGACTCGTCATGGTCGCCCTTCTACAGCTAAGGGGACTTTGTATTTTGGTAAAAATTCTCGCCGCTGGTCTATAAAAGCCTATAGTAAGTTTGACGAGGTTAACTGTGGCAAAAAGGCTCACCGTGTGCCTGATGAAATAAAAAAAACTGGTATTGTTGATTGGTCTGAGAATAAATTACGTTTAGAATTAACTTTACGCGCATTACAGCTTTCTGATATTAATTTGAATTTTGCTAAAAACTGGAATATTGATACTGCTTATACTGTTTTTAAAGAATATATGGGGCGAATCGAAATGAGTGGTAATACTTTACTTACTGATAATCAAATTATTAATCTGCCTTCTGCTGTTCGTATGACTTATGTTTGTTGGAAGCAAGGCTTTCGTGTTACTGATATGATTTCAAGGGCTACTTATTTCCGTCACCGTAAAGCATTAAAGGAATACGGTATTGATATTGCTACAACTGTTGATCGTGCTGATCATAGTAATGTTGTTCCGCTTATTCGTGTTCTTGAAGCTAAGCCGGTTGCTATACCTTCTTCCTTTAATAATATTGTTTTTTCATCTTCTCGCGTTTCTAATTTTTAAGAGGTTATATAATGTATTCTGGAATGATTTTTCGTGGTCGTATTTTAGGTGCCCGCACTTCTGTTCGTGATGATAATTCTACTCAACATATTTTAGGCATCGGTTTGCAAAAAGCTGATGGCTTTGGTGGTACAACTGAAGACGTTCAACAGGTAAAAATTCCTGATGATCTCGTTAAGAGTGGGGTCGTTAATCAAGTTAATACATTAATCGGTAAGTTTTGTGAGGTTCCGGTTAATGTCCGCGCATGGGCTTTTAATGGTAAAAATGGTGTATCATTCTCATTGTCTTTTGAGGCTGGCATCATTGAGTTAAAGGGCTAGTGTATGGGTCAGGTTACTGGCTCTATTTGTGATGCTGCTAATAATTGTCAGCAAGTAGTTTTAAATATATCTGAGCAATTATCTTCAGGCTATGATTATGCTTATTTAGGCAAGGTTTGGGGTGTTGCTTTTACTTCTGTTCTGATGCTTTATTTATTTTCTTTGGGCATTGGTCAGGTTATTCGGTTGGTTAAAAACGCATAGTTAAAGGGTAATATTATGTCTAAGTTAAAAACTTTTGTTTCTTCTCGCGCACTGAAAACTTCTATGATTGTTTCCGGCGTTCTGGCTTCCGCGTCTTCTTTCGCTGACGATACAACTACCACTACTGGGAGTGCCGGTAATGTTGATCTGTCTTCGCTGACAAGCAGCATCAACTTTACTGGTGTTACTGTTGCTGTGATGGCGATCGCCGGTTCTATTGTCGCTCTTTATGCGACTTATGCGGGCGTTAAGCATGTTATCCGTATGGTTAAATCTGCTTAATTCTATTTTTTTCCTACAAGGGGCTTTTCGCCCCTTTTTTTGATCGGGTCTTTATGGATTCTCAACTTTTAACTTTCGTTGTTTTTTTATGGGGTCTTTTATGCGCCTGGGCTGTAATACAAGGTTTAAAAGGTTAACTCTTTCTCTCATTTGTCTCTCTGCCCTTGCGGGTTCCTATCCTCTTTCTGCCAGTGCTAATCCTGTTCTTATTGGTATTGGTGAGCTTATTGGCACTATTCTTGAGCGTAGGGCTGCTGCTTATGCTGCTGAGGAAGCTGCTGATGCTGCTTTTACTTCTCGTGTCTCTGCTGCTGCTATTCAGGACACTGAGCAGGCGGCTGCTTCTAAGGCTCTCTTGGTTCCTGAGTCTTCGGCTTTGCGTACTGCTGGAAAGGTTACTTGGGGTGCTTTAAACGTTGCTGCTGGCGTTAGTACAGCTACTGACCTTATTGGTGAGCTTGGTGATTCGGATCTTCATGTTTCGACTACTGGCACTGATTTAGGTAATGGCAAGTGGCAAGTTGATGTGAACGGAACTAAAGAGGTTGTTTCTTTTCAGCCTTCTGAAGATAACCCTGTTTTTACTTATGGTGAAGTTCAGTCAGGTTCTACTACTACTGGTGGTGGTAATAATCAACCTCTTACCTTAAAAGGGACTCCCTTCAGTTCAGAGATGACTTCTTGTGTTCCTGCTGGTGATTGTATTACCTCGCCTCCTTCGTCTATCTCTGCTACTTCAGCTATTGATAATAATTCCGTTTTATATACCTTTGATACTGATGATGGTACTGGCCTTTATTATGGGCTTGTAGATAACAGCCTTGCTCGTCTTCAGGATGCTTTTATATTTGAAGCTTACCGCTCGCTTGAATCTAATCCCCAACTTCAGGAGTCCACATCTACAGCTTCTGGTGATAATACAGGTGGTAAATTTACTTATGTGACATCTTCTTATACTGTTGATATTAGTCCTTCATTTACTCCTGTTTCTGGTGGTAAATATCCTGATGTTGATGGTTCTCCTTTTTCTGGGTTGGATGAATATTTGACTGCTAAAGTTCCTTATACTTTGCATCATAAAAAAATTAATTCTTCTTATAACCCTTGTTCAGTTCAGACTATTAAAGATAGCTCTACTGGTTCTGTTGTTTCTAAAAATGTGTGTATTGCTCCTACTGATGCTGATTATACGATTACTGATACTACTGATTCTTATGATAACGGCATGGTATCTCTTAACTTCAACTACACCGGTTCGGCTCCTTCAGGAACTTCTACAGCCTTAAAAGTTGTAACTGCTGCTGACCTTACTACCTTATTAGCTTCTGACACGTTGAGTCCTGATGTTATTGCTGATTTGGTTACTGAGTTACTTTCTGAGGCTACTACTCAATCTGGTTATTCTGGCTTTCCTTTTAAGGATAGTGACTATATAACTGCAACTGAGGTTTCTAATGCGCTGAGTCAGCTTAACGGTAAAGTTACGGCGGCATCCTTATTTGAAAGTGCCGAGGATTCAGATGGTAAGATTGCTATTACTACTGTTAATGAATCTTCGTCTACTACTAATAATGATAGCTCTGTGGATTTAGGCAAAGATCCTAATACTGCATCACCTGATGTTTCTGATACTCCTACTGGTGCTGAGATTATTTCTCCTATTCAGGATTCAGTTAGTTTTATTAGTGGTTTTAGTTTGAAGTCTATTGCTGGTACTTGTCCTGTTGCTAAATTTACTGTGTTTGATAAAGATATTGTTATAGATTCTCAGTGTACTTTATTTGAGGAAAATCGTGATTTTATTGCGTTAATTAGTAATCTTGTTTGGGGTATTCTCGCTGTTTTAATTATATTGGGGGCTTAATATGTTTGGTATTTTAGTTTCAGCATTTAATACATTATTAGGCTTTCTATTTAGGCAGGCTGTTTTAAAGTTTATTGTTTTTACTATTTTATTGCTTGTTGTTAGGGAATTGTTTTCTGCCTTATCTTCTTTATTGCCTAAGTCTACTAATATTCAGGATTTATTTAATGAGCTTCCTTCTTCTGTTTGGTATTTTTTAGATTTATTTCAGGCTCCGACTGGAATTACTCTTTGTATTTCTGCTTACGTTACTAAATTTATTATTAGACGATTACCGGTGGTTGGTTAATTATGCCTATTTATGCTTATGTTGGGACGCCGGGGGCTGGTAAGTCTCATGAGTGCGTTAAGTCTGTTATTGTTCCTGCGTTCCTTTCTGGTCGCAGGGTGGTAACTAATATTGATGGCTTAGATCCTCAAGCTATTCATGATTATTGTTTGAAACAGACTAAAGGCGATGAATCTTCTTTTGGTTCTATTGAGGTTGTTACTGATTCTGAGGTAATTGCTGAGGGTTTTTTCCCGCATAAGCTTGATGATGGCGGTTATACCGGTGAGGGCTTTGTTAAGCCAGGCGATTTAGTTTGTCTTGACGAGGTTTGGCGTTTCTGGGGTTCTGATAAGAATCTTAATACCGGTCATAGGGATTTCATTTCTGAGCATCGCCATTTTGAGCATCCTGAGACTGGTATTTCTTGCGATATTGTTTTGATGAATCAGGCTTTAGATACAATGGCTCGATTCGTTAAATCGCGTATAGAAACCACTTTTCGCATGTCTAAGCTTAATGCTTTAGGTTTGAGTAAGCGTTACAGGGTTGATATTTATTCTGGCGTTAAGTTGTTTAAGAGTTATAAAACTTCTACTTCTTATAGTAAGTATGACAAGGATATTTTTACATTATATAAATCTACCAGTGGAGGTCAGGGTAATGCGGCAACTGTTGATTCACGTCAAAACATTTTTTCTCACGCTAAGGTATGGGTACTTATTTTCGGCCTTATCTGCATGTTTGGTCTTAGCTTCTTTTTTATTGCAAAGTTCTTTTCTAAAGGATCTAGCTCTCATAGTTCTTCAACTTCTAACAGTGTTTCTCCTTCTATGGATAAACCTTCTGTATCGGGTGTTGGGGGATCTCCGGCGCAGGTTAAGGAAGTAGTTCCTGCTTCTGACTTGTCTAAGGATTGGCGTATATCTGGCACTCTTTTTCAGCACGGCTCTAATTTTGTTATTTTAGTTAGTACTTCTGGTTCTTTTCGTGTTGTAAGTAAAACTAATTTTCATGGTTCTGGTTATTCTTTATTTGGCATCGTTGATGGTCAGCGCGTAACTTATTACAGTGGGTCAAAATGAAAAAATTAATTTTATCAATCTTGTTTTTCCCTTTATTATCGTTTGCTAATGGTGTTGATTTTTCTATTGATTCGATGCCTCTGAGTAAGGCTATTACTTTATTTTATGGTCAGGTTTTATATCAGCCTTTTATGATTTCACCGGATGTTATTACTGACCCTTCTTTAGTGACTTTTCATGTTACGCCTAATTTAGATGCGAAGAAGTTCTTTGTTTCTTATCTTAATAATATGGGGTATGGGGTTAAGGTTAAGGATAAAGCGGATTATATTTATAAGCTTAAAACTGTTCAGCCTGTTGTTCCTAAATTTACATTTGTGTATACACCTAAATATCGTAGTGTTAGTTATTTGCAGGGTGTTTTATCAGGTGTTGTGTCCGGTTCTTTTGGTCATTCATCTGGTGGTACTTCTTATGCTGGCGGTGCTTCATCTAATAGCACTTCATTAAGTTCTTCTTTTAATTCTGCTTCTGATGAACTCGTTTTCTTTGGTTCATCTGAGGATATTCGCAGAATTAAACAGGTATTACCTGATATTGATACTCAGAGTTCAGAGGTTTATGTTGGTGGCTATGTTTATGAGGTTCAAACCACAAAGCAGGAGGGGTCTGGTTTACAGCTTGCGGCGCAGCTTCTTTCTCAGAAGCTTTCTTTACAGATTGGCGGTTCATCCTCTACAGGTTCTGACAATTTCATTAAATTCACTTCTGGTAATTTGTCGGCGTTGGTAAATCTTTTTAATCAAGACAGCCGGTTTACAGAGGTAAGTTCTCCCAGCTTGCGGGTTATCTCTGGTGACTCAGCATCTTTCTCAGTTGGTGAAGATGTTC